AAAGGTTTCGTTTTTAACGCTTTTCTGTGAAAAAAGATTTTACATTTCTTAAAATCTTAACAGAACCGGTTAATGTTCTGCGGTCGGTAGTCCAATTCTTTTTAACCCATCTTACCAATAGATAAGAATCAACTATCCTTCCGCTTGATGACAATGGTAATGAACTGCAAATTTTATCCCATATAACCCTGTACCATCTATTTGTAGACGTTATTGAGGTATCGGATGCGCTTTGTGTTGCTGCTGAAGTGTAAATATCTGTAAAGTTAATATTATTGCCTTCTTGTTCAATTCTTAATACAGCAAATGGATTTTCTGTTTTTGGATTAACAACAAACGTTTGTTCGTTGTCAACAACTATGCCAAAAAATTTATTGTATTGGTAAATCGGCAAAGTTGTTACTGCTGCACCTCCAAATGTGATAGGTTGATTATGTACCCACAACTCGGAAGTATCGGTTGTTTTAGCGAAGTATGTTGGGTCTGGAGGTGTAACATATGGAGATACTTGAACATCAGCAATACACACATAAGTACTTACACCGTCTCCAATTATGTCGCCTACAACAAAGTTTACTATTCCCATATCGGGACCATAGTATTTGGTTGGGTTTTTTGGGTTGTTTGATGATATAACCATTTGTGAATGGTTGTACGCAATACCCGGAGTCCAATCAAAAAAGCCAATAAACATTCTAGTTGGATGATAATATCCAATAGTAAAGTCTTTGTTTATTATAGTTGCTGTTGGGTTTACAAACGTTTCTTGTTTGAATTTAAAAGTAAGATACGTTGTTTTGAATTTGGGGTCATACACGCCTGTTATTCCAACTCCGGTTAATGGTCTATCACTTTCTTTGTTGAATGTCGGCGAGTTAATGTAATCGTTAAAATCTGTTCCACTTGTTGATTCTAAATTAAAGGCTTCGTCAAAAAATCCTTTTAATCCTTCGACTTGGCTTATTTCTGTAATTCCAGAACTAAAATCTAAAGCCACAAATGCTTTTCGGCGCATGTCAAACCACACGTACCCGAATTCAGTTTGGGTAAGCCCCCACTGATGTTGATTTCCAAAATAAGAATTAATTGTATCGAACCTGTCTAATACGCCACCTGTTCCAATAGTTGTTTCCGCTCCGTCAAGACCGCTAACTACTTGTCTTTCGTTTATAGGAACGGTGCTTATCATTGCATTTTGCCAAACAACTGTGCGTCCATCTTTTGTGCGAATGTTGTTTATTTCGCCGCCAATGCCGTCCATGTCCTTGTAATCGTTTGATAAAAACGTTCTGAACGAATCTATTGACTCGCTATTTATTTTGGGACCAGCAAATCTTATTCTTGTTCTAAAAACATCTGTGAATGTGTAATTAACCGGTAAGGCCGGGTATGTAAACAAGGCGCCTTCTGACGAATACCCTTGATTATAAGAAAATCCTTCAAGTCTAATTTGTGTTGCGGCTAAAGATTCAAAATAAACAACGCCATTAGTTTGAGCGTGCATTTCATTGTTTGAAACGGTTCTTCCTCTTCTTAAATCATAATTAGAATTAGACATGCATGGGAATTTAATGCCCCAAGAATGAAAGTCATAAGGTGATGTCGGTATTGGTGTAAGCGAGTCGTCGTAAAGACTAACGCCAATGTCTATTAAATTAGTATAAGCATCGCCACCAAAAACAACTACCTCGTTAAATTGTAAATAAGTATAATCAGTAACACTTCCGCCCCCACCGTCTTTAACAAAATTGTCAGCAATTACTTCTGAATTTATTTCTTGGTAATGTCCACATTGAATATATAATGTGTTTGCTAGAGCGGTTTCTGAATCTCCTCCGTATTGATTAGGCTTGTCAACAACTATGTTAACAATAGCCTTGGCATTACTAACGTTGGCTAAATCATAATAATCTATATCGGTAGTACCTTCTGTATTTGCGTCTAAAAGTGGGGATGATGAATCTATTCTTAGTAATATCTTTTTACACCCCCTAGCAACAGAAAGGGCTAAATCTGTCGTTGTTGGTCCAGTGGTTGTACATGTAACATCGATTGTCACTGGTCCTGTACCAACCCTAGCGTCATTCTCAAAAGTAGCATTATCTCCAAACGGCCCAGATATATCCTCAGCTTCATTTAAGCTAGTAACATAGGTAATTCTTTTAGGAACAATTGTGTTTGCGTCCGAATACGGAGATAAATACTTTGTTTCTAATTGATTTGACTCTGTTTTTGAATCGAAATTATAAGCAGAATTCGACGCCGGATCGTAAGAAACAAATTGAGCTTCTTCTATATATTGAAAAATTTCAGATGTTACTTGAATGGTTGGGAAGCTAGAATTAAAGTCTGGGCACAAAAAATAATAACTATTTGCTAAATTAGTATTGTTTAGCATATCGTTAACTATTGGCGTACAAGATGGATAATATGACGGCGGAGAACTTCCGTCGCTTCCAATTTGCATCAATATCCCCTGCGTCATTATCCTTTTATCTCTTTCTGCCCTTACAATGCTAAATCCACTTATATTATCAACAAGTTCTTTTGACAGCCTAATGTCATCAAATTGTATACCGTATGACTTTAATGAAAGGATATCCGTTAAACCGCTTTCATCGTTCACTGAAGATAAATTTGTGTTACCGTCTTCAAAAGTATAGTCTGTTAAATGTCTTGCATAAGATGGTTTTCTGAACTTGTCAAAAAACACAATAGCGTATCTATATTTTTCGTTAGGCCAATGCCCAACAACCGAACTAGCTACCGCAGGATGTTTAAGATTCCAATAAGCCTTTTGAGAGCCGGTAGATTCTCTTATTTGTGTGTAATTGTTTCTTTGTCTTGTGTTATTTACCGGATTGTATTTTGGAACAGAAACACACGGTCTAAGCGCTGCGGTACCGTTAAATGTTACAGCAGATGCGTTATCCCCTGTAACAACATCTCCATTATAAAAATAAGTTCCGGCAGGGTATTCCACGCTATTTGCTATCCCACCACCTTCGCTTGGTTGCGTAGCTCCAGATACAATCCATTTTGTTCCGGAATACATGTCGGCGGCAACCGGATTGTTATTTGGGTCCGGGCCAACATCTTCGTATTCCATTACATTAGGACAGCTTGGGGCGGCGCCGGAATTAAAAAAGTGTGTCGGAAGTAAGTATTCATACGTAGATGCTGAAACGGTAGACTTATCAAACTCGTATTCAGATGATTCTCTTATATTTCCGGCCATCAAGTAATTCTTATTTGTTGATAGCGTTTTACACGTAACTATACTAATAGGGAACAAGCTTAAATCGTTTACGGTTAATTCACCTAAATTAATAACGCCCGTATGTTCAATAGTCATGTCCTCGCCAGTTATAGCGGTACTTTCAATTATGCTTATTAATCTTGGAATATTAAATGTTTGGTCGTATTCAGCACAAGCCACCTCTATAATATCAAACCCTGTATCAATGTCTGATATGTCAATTTTAACAGAAAATCCGCTATCTAATAACGTGGTGGTTGTTCCTCCCCCAACGAAATCAAAATAAGTTCCGTTTGCTACTGCTGTTAAACTATTTTCTGTTCCAACATGTATTGGAGCCGAGCCATAAGACCAATTAGATGTTGAATTTGAAGAAATGCTTTTTAGTCTATAAAAATATATTTTAGCGCCACAATAAACACTTCCCGAACCATAAGAATTGAATTTTATATTTCCTAATTTTGTTGATGGATTAAAGTCTAAAAGCTCAACCGGTATGTATTCGATGATTCTTGTATTTACAAGTGTTGTGTAGGTAGTTGTTGCCGTTCCTGTAAATATGTTGCCTGCTGTTAATCCCGGACCATAATTCACAGCATTGTATGTGATTGCTCCCTCAACAACCATGTATTTTGTTCCGCTTACAATATCGCCAGATGCGATATAAGTTGTCAGTTTTGGATCTGCTACATTTAATGTTCTTGGAGGATTTAAATTATCTGTCCAGTATATGCGTTGTATTGATTCGTTTTCTTCAAATCCAAAGCCTTCAATTTGTCTTAGTTTCGTGAAGTTTAAGTCGGCGTGATGGTATAGCGGAACGTACCCCGCGTTTTGATTGTTTGCCACAACAACCGGCTGCACCCCTCCTCCGTATGGGAAGTATTTAATTAGTCCAATTTGTCCATAGCCCCCTGTTTCGGTAGCATTATTTGTTGAGAAAACAACCAACTTGTCAGGAAATGAAATGAACCCTATTGGACTTGGAGGCGTGTCGTAAACGGTGTAAACAGCGTCGAATATAGTGTTTATGACAAAAACCTTCACATTACCCATACAGTCTTTAATTGTGAAGTTGTTTCCATCTTCTGAAATTAAAGTGCAATTCTTCATAAAGCGATATGTTCCATCGGGCTGATAGATAACGCTTATGTCGCTTGTCATTCCTTTATTGAAGGTGTTTACAAATGACTGTACCATGTTACCAGTATGTGTTTGATAATGTAGAGAACATTCCAACGCCAAGACTGTTTCCTGCGTATGGATTTGAAATCATCGCTGCTAGTTCTGTTTGTTCTGAATCTGTCGGCGCTCCGTCTTTTGCCCTTGCGTTGGCACATTCTCTGTGCCACTCTGCTTCGGCCTTATTCATTTGTCCGTAGTCGAGCGAATTTTTACGCTTCATTCTGAAGTAATACCTCCAAATGATAAACCATGTAATTGCTTGAACGTGGTTTTCTCCCACTTTTAAAAAGCCCTCTTCGTCGCATTCATAACCTAAGTATTGAATTGTTAACGATTGCCCGTCTAAGTTTTGGCTAAGTATTATTTTATTGTCTTGAACAACGTGCTCAACGCTTCCTAAGTAACTTGTGTAACCGCTTCCCATGTCAACTATTAAAAAAGTAGTTGTTTCGGCGGATGCATTTAATGTAGCTGAACTTAAATTTATTCGAGAACAGGCTGTGGCGAAAAGGTTAGCACAATCATCTCCCAAGTCGCCAAGTATTGCCAATTGTAAAAAGGCAGCATCTTCAGGCAAACAAGCGGTGCATCCAACAATTGGTATCACCTTTCTTTTCAACTTGAACTGAAAGTAACTATTTATGTTCTTTTCGGCTAAAGTTGCCCACCTTGTAAATACCGGAATATCCTGCATGGTATTAATGCCAAGCTGGTCCATTGCATCGACAATGGGTTCTTTTATGGATATTAAATTATTTATGCTCATACGGCTATTCTGTAATAGTTATTTGTATTCATTAAAGCCTCAGAAACAGCCTTCTTTATGTTTGAATTAGCTTTAAATATCAAAGTTCCGTTCTTAAAATTAGAGTCGTTTAAAACGATTTTATAGCTTATTCCCTCTCTCA